AGATACGGCAATGGCGATAGCATCCTTCACCAAACGCCTAAGGGTATCACTATCTCTTCGGAAGGTGCTGACGTGGCTATTCGTAATATCCGTGTCTACGAGAAGGCTCTCAACGATGACGAAGTCCTCTCCAACTACATCTACACAAGACCTACAGCAAACGAGATTATCACGCTGTACCATAGCAATGACGTGCTTACCGACTCGGGTGACGTGTCTATTGAAAAGCTACGTGCCAAGGGTAAGAGCGTACTGCGTTTCGTAGGTGACGTGAAGAAGGTTATTGAGACGAACAACAAGAAGTTTGAAGTGCCTATTGACGTGTACTTCTACTCTGCCTATGGTAAGCAGTACGACTTCGTCTTGAAGCAGGGTGGTCTACGTATTCAGGGTACGTCTTCTACTACCTACCCAAGAAAGAACTATCGTATCTACTTTGACAGAAAGAAGAAGTATGGAACGACTTTGACAGTAGGTGGTGTAGAGCAGAAGGAACTCAAGTACTCCTTCAAGCCTAATGCTATCCCCGTACCTCTCTATACCCTCAAGGCAGACTTCGCTGAATCCTCTTCAACGCACAACTCAGGTGTGGCAATCATCATCAACGAGATTTGGAAGCGTGCAGGGATGCTAACGCCACCTCAGAAGACAAACCCCAATGTACGTATCGGTGTAGACGGCTTCCCTATGGATGCGTTCTTCGCTTCTACCAATGAAGAAGAGAATACCTACCTCGGTAAGTATAACTTCAACAATGACAAGAGCCAAGCTGATGAGGTCTTCGGGTTCAGTGGTGACGACTGCGTCTGTCTTGAGTTCCTGAACAACTCCCATCCTCTTGACCTCTTCCAAACGGCAGATATGACGAAGTTCAAGGATGGTCTTGAGTTCCGTTTCCCTGACCAAAAGTGGGAAGAGGCATCGGAGAAGAATAAGAATGCTGTTAAGCGTCTTTGGGAATGGATTGTCTCTTGTAAGAACAACCCAACGAAGTTCAAGGCGGAAGTGAAAGACTACTTCAGCGTCAAGTCCCTCTGTTCTTGGTATGCTATGACGGACTACTTCATCATGGTAGACCAAAGAGCAAAGAATATGATGTTCGCTACGTGGGATGGTCTGAAGTGGTATCTTATCCCTTACGATAATGATACTATCCTTGGTGTCCGTAACGATGGTAAGGTCGTATATGACTACGACATTGACGAGGAGACGATGGACGCTCAGATTGGTTCACACGCCTTCGCTGGTCACGACAGCGTCCTTTGGGACTTGGTACGTAAGGGTCTGAAGAATGAGATTGCAGAAGCCGCTCAGAGTATCCGTTCCGTGATGAGTAACGAGTATGTCCTTGATGTACTCAACAAGCAGTTCATGGGTAATTGGTCTGAACGTATCTACAACAAGGATGGTGAGTACAAGTATATCAAGCCATTGAATGAGCTTGGTGTAGACTACCTCTACTCCCTGCAAGGTGCTCGTCTTGCTCATAGAAGCTATATCATTGAAAACAGATTTAGACTTCTTGATGCTAAGTATCTTGCTGGTACGTATCGTGCGGACAACCTACGTATCTACTTAGCGCATAAGTTCAGTAAGGACAACAAGAGTATCCGTATCAAGAGTAACGACAAGTTCTACTTCGGTTATGGTTACACGAGTGGTGCGCCTAAGCAGAGTGGTGTATATGCGAGTGGTGCTGGTGAGGTCGTATCGCTAACCTTCAATACTGACCTTATCGTCAATGACCCTCAGTACGTATATGGTGCTTCACGCTTCATGGAAGTGGATATGAAGGAAATATCGCCATACCTCATCGGTACGATAAACTTCAACAACTGCACCAATATCCGTAAGATTGATATGCGTACCCAGGCAGGTAACGACAAGATTACGAGTATCACTACGGAGAAGTGCTCTCAGCTTGAAGAGATTGACGTATATGGTATCAGTGGACCTTCGTTCACCAGCCTTGACCTCTCTCAGAATGCTAAGATTAAGAAGGTCAATGCCCATAGGACGAGTATCACGAGTATGAACTTCTGTGAGGGTGCTATCGTAGAGCAGATTTATATCCCTGCAAGTATGAAGACCTTGAAGCTCGTGGCTCTTTCTAAAATCACCAAGGAAGGACTTATCTTTGAAGATAAGAACTCCATCACCAACCTTTGGATTGAGGACTGCCCTAACCTTAATTGGGAAGAGATTTTAGAGATGCTTCCTAACGTCAAGTTCCTGCGTGCTAATGGCATTAAGAAGAGAGAGAGCCCTGAGTACCTCAACAAGTTCAACAATATGGGTGGTATCTCCTCTACGGGTGCGCTTATCAATGAGAGTTGTTCTCTTATCGGTGAGTTCCAAATCCGTGGTAAGTACCTTGATGACGAGGAGTATAGCAGACTGACGGCTAAGTTCCCTGAGCTTTCTATCAGACAGCCTGAGTATAGCGTATATGGCTGGGTAAGTAAAATCAAGAGACAAGGTCGTGAAGACTTCTCAGATGTTATCACCACCGAACGTTGGATTAACTACGACAACGGCACGGGTTATGGCACGAGAAAGGCATACGAGGCAAGCGGTCACATCAAGAAGATTTGGGACGCCCGTATGGCTTATATGGGTAAGGAGGAAGAACGTGGTACGATGTGGGTATACCCCGTACATAGGAACAACTTCACCAAATACCTTGATAATGATAACATAGAGAACGCAACACCCGTAGACCTGAAGGATTGGACGAATGGAAACCTTTGGATTAAAGAGCCTGCATATTGGTACAAGGGCGTACACGATTGGGAAACGGGTAATGACTACTTCGTGGTCAGCTCTAATGCTCAGATGCCTTCTATACCCGAATGTAAGGTATATGACTACAAGGCTATCAAGGAAGAGCTACAACCCGTCATACAGCACTACATCCAATTCCTCTCTACGTGGAATGCGGATGGTAGTGTCGGTATAGAGAAGTGTATCTATAAGTATAGGAAGGACGCTGACGTTACGTCCAATGAATACACCAAGCACAGAGGTGCTCTTGCTCTTTCCTATATCAAGATACCTTGCAGTGGTTACAAGAGAATTAAGATGCCACTTAATAACATTGGTCTCGATGGAAGAGATACAACGGACTTCACTGATTTGAAGAGGTTCAATGCAAATGCGTTTTCAGGTTCTGAAATTAGAATGAATGCGCCATTCCAAAACAGATTCGTTTACGAACTTCCAATCAGGCAAGCCGCTGTGTTTGTGAATAGCGATGACAAGGTTATCAAGGCAGTGCAACTTGAACCCGAAAAATACCCTTCTTGCTACAAAGACCTTTGCGTTGCAATTCCTGAAGGGGCAGTGTATTGTTACACGTCTGTTTACACAAGGGCAATAGATGAGCTTACTAATATCGTACTCTCTAATAGTGACGCTCCTGAGGATTGGGAGAGCGAATGGTGTAAGGTGGATGAGCGATGGATTGCCCATCTACCCCTTCATATAGAAGAAGGGTCTCGTACCATTATGTATACAGCTTCACTAAACGAGAAGTACATCAAGAATGAACCTGCAAACAATTCGTCTTACCGATTTGCGGAGGTTAATTCCTATTACGACAACGTGACATACGAGGAGTATAAGGACGTTCTTATGATGATGTACGCATATAATGGTACATTCTCGTTAAGGAATAAGTATGGTATGCCTGAAGTACAATACTTCACGGGTAGAGAGAACTCAATGAAGTGGAAAACTACACCTGAGAAGGGATTCATTGGCTCTACAAGTAAAAATAAGGATGGTGTACAACAAGATTTCCATTCTTATTACGTGTACCCTGACAATAGCGGTCAGGAGGATAGACCTATAGGTAACTATGGTGGATACGGATGGCTAAGTCCAAATATGCCAAACATACTTTCTAATCAATACAAGAGTTCTTCAAGTATGAGTAATACGAAGGGTTATGGCATTATTGCGTCAACGGACTCCACGTTGTCCAAGGCAATGTTTGATAAGAATTATGCAGATACTATATTATTCGGAAATAGTCTAAATGTATACTCTTATCTTGGTAACTTGAGGTATTTTGAAAGCAGAAATAGCGCATCGAGCCAAATGCCAAATCTTGAGCCTTATAGTGATGTTGGGTACAGAACCATATATGCCAATGGTCATTGGGGTAGCTATGTTAATAACAAGGGATTTCAGCCTGAAAATTCTGTAATCTCAAGTGCTATTAATATAGTTGGAGGACGTTTCCTTGATATTCTTCCACGAAGTGTAGACCAAAGTCTAAACCCAAGTACAAACGGAGTGTCATCTGTCTTTTACTGCAGAGATATTCCATATTATGGCAACACTACGAGGTTCTTGTCATTCATGTCATATTCAGGGTTCAACTCTTCATGGAGTTGGTCTTATATGACTTTTGGTGTCATGATTCATAACGATGATAGAAACTCAATGGAGAGAATGTACGTTCCCATCTTCAAGGGACGTATTGAGTACGCTACTTCGCTAAGTCAGTTTACATCTAAAGAACAATACAGATTTATTAAAGATGAGAACTATTCAAACTTTAGTTGGTAATCCTTATACCTCGGATGGGAAGCTATACTACCTACAAGACCCTATAGCTGACCAATGGGTTCTACGCACGGGCGTAGAACTCAACGAGGATGGGGAAACCTACACCTACTCAGAAGTGGTGCTGAATGGCAAGCCCACCTTCTCAGATGTCGTTACGCATGTCACTGACCCATTCTATGAGGAGATGGAACACGAGATTGAGTATGGTCTTGTATATACCACCTTGGATAGCAACAAGGTGAAGCGTGTCATTAGACTGACCGATGGTAATATCCTTGAATGGGGGATGGGCTATCTAATGGCAAAAACCTCGGATGGAAGTTCCTTGCCTCAGAGTATCTTCATAGGTAAGGACGCTACGGACGAGTATCTCTATACCTTCACTACGATGCGTCAGATGACGCACTTCTCACTGACTTGCTCAAGGCATATATCTAATGCCAAGACAAGGTATTGGGAAAGGCGACAGCGTGTTGATTGGAAGGCTTATGACCTCCCCGAGCTGGAAGGCTATGAGGAGGAAGTGCCCGAAGATATACGTGCAGTTGTAGAGAGTCAAGAGTAATGTAATCTAATAAAAGAAGGAGAGGGGAGGCAGGTGACTGCTTCCCCTCTCTTGTTGTTGATAAATGGTCTATGACCTATCTCTTGTAGTACTCATCATAGTTGTCAATGAGACTTCTAAGAACTCTCATCCCGTAGTCCCTATCACCAATGAGGCATTCATAGATGACGCTGTACTCAAGCTCCGTGATGTTATTGTCCTTAGCGTATCGGTTTAGCTCCTCAATGAAGAAAGAACGTGAGATATTCTTTGGTGCGAGCCAATAGCAATTAAACGTATCCCCGAGCGTCAAGTAGTGGTAAGCCTTCTCAAGGTCTTCCTTCCCGTTCTTCTTGTAGTGACGAGTGATATACTTGACGAGGTTGCCCTCAATCATTAGGAGCTTGAATGTTGTGATGAACTCAATAGGCTGGTAGGCACTCTTGTAGTGTTCACCACCGACCTGATGTGCGAGAGGTGATTTCATTTCGTTGTCTGACATTGTTGTTATGTATTAGTGAGAGTTTACTTGTTGATGATGCTCTTTAAGAACTCAATACCTGCTGGTGTCCATACGAGGTAGGTTGTCTCCCAGCTGTCGCTACCATGACCTTTCACATTGCAGGTCTTATAGACTTCGTAGCTCTGATTGTGGTACTCTGCATTCAGCAACCACATACCACCGCTCTTGTAGATAATGCCCTTGTATGATAGGATAGAGGTAAGCTCATTCACAGAACGCAGTCCTATCATCTTAGCCGCTTGGGTCATCGTGTAGGTCGTTACACTTGGGATATGTCTACTTCTCTTACTTGCAAGGAGTGGTGCTTCCTGCATCTCTTTGACAAGCTCCTGGATGCGTTCGTCACGTTCTCTTACGAGAGCCTTCTGACGCTCCAGCTCTTCAAAGAGATAGTCCTCGTAGGTCTTCTTAGGCTTCTCTATATCAGCCTTGCATTCTTCAAGGAACTTACCCAGCTTCTTGTCGCACCACGTAGCGAAGGCGAGTGCGTATTCAAAGCGCAACCACGTTCCGTAGTACCCTTCGTATGTACCATACTGAACGTAGTACTCATTGGTCTTGTCTGCGTTCTTCCCCGTATAGAAAGGAAGGACATACATTGAGTACTTAGCCCAATCGTTGAGCTTCTTGCCCGTGATACGTTTCAGGTCATCCAAGCGGATGAAGAGTTCGTTTTCCTCTGTTGTATGGAAGAGGACTGCGACCTTGTTGAACTTGTAAATCTCCATAATGATTTCCTTTTTGTCTTAATCTGTACTGCAAAGATAGGGTATTCATTCTAAATAAACAAAAGGCAAGAGAAGTTTTTATTCATCGTGGCGAAAGATAGTAATAATCAAGGAGTTATCAACGGGATGAAGGTTCGTTTCAAGGAGATGTGGAGTGATGTCCGCACCTATATGTCGAACCTATACAACGAGCACGGGCAGGTTTTCACTCCAGCCTCACCCTTCGCTCAGATACTTCAGACGATACTCCACGTAGGGCGTATGGTTCTCTACTACGTGGAAGACTCTATCACGGAGCTGAATATCTCCACAGCGTCAAGACCTTCATCTATATATGGTCTTGCAAGCCTTACGGGTCACTCTGCATTCCGAGGTTCAGCATCAAGAGGTCGCATCCGACTTCTACTCAAAGAAGTGCCAGCTAATACGGCATCAGGAGAGGTTCTTATTCCCAACCTGATGCAGGTATATAGTAATGTCACGGGTGTTTCTTATATCGTACTTATCCCAGCAGAGCAGGCTTCTATCCCTCTTAGGAATGGGGCTTTCCTTGACGTAGACCTCGTTCAGGGGAGTATAGAGTACCAGCAGGGTACATCTGATGGTGGTGCTTTGCAGAGTTATAACTTCTCTACTAAGGGGACTGCGTTTATGGATGAGTACCTTGTACGTGTGTTTGTCAATGGTGAGCTGTATCAGAATAGGTCTTCTCTCCTTGATATGGGTAGAGACGAGAAGAGCTGTATCGTACGTACGGGGATGCTTGGTGGTGTGGATGTATTCTTCGGGAATGGCGACAATGGTGCTATCCCTCCTAAGGGTGCTTCCATTATGATTGAGTACCTCCTTGCCAATGGTACGATGGGCAACCTCTCCAAGACGATTGGTTCAAACCCTCAGAATTGGACTATCAAGACAGAAGGTCTTATGGGAAGAGAAGAGGTTGATTTGAATAAGTATATCTCCGTAGTAGCTCTTACGGATATGACTCTCGGTGAAGCTCCCGAAGACCTTGCTCTTACGAAGGTCATCGCTCCGCATTCGTCTCGCTCTATGGTGCTTGCCAACAAGACGAACTACGAGTACTTCCTGCGCAGGCTTAATATGTTCTCCATAGTAGATGTCTTTAGAGGTGACAATACGAATGAGGACGAAGCCATAAAAAGAGAAATCAATGCTCTACAAAAGAACATTGACATACACAAATCCTACTTGGTAGATGCAGAGCAGTCTAACAGCGTAGCTAAGATTGAAGAGGAGAAGGAAGAGCTTAGGAAGATGGGTGTCAGGATGAGAGGGCTTCAGCAGAGACTCTTCAATACTCAGCTTGATGATAATACGATATACCTCTTCCTTGTACCCGACATCAAGAA